AGTCCGTATTCTAGAAGGCGATGGAACCCTAACCTCAATTTCACCAGAATTAGGAGGCAACCACAAAGTCCGTAACTTCTTCAACAACATCCTTAATCCTGACAGCCCTAATGACGTTACTGTAGATACTCACCAGATTGCGGCTGGGCTATTTAGACCTCTAGGCTCTAGCGCAGTAGAAGTGCATCACGGTCTTAATGGAGCAAATATAAAGGGCAACCCTGCCAGATGGTCTAACGAAGGTAAGGCTGAGACGGGTATGGCTGGAAGTTATGGGTTGTACTTCGACGCTACGACAGACGCTGCGTCTTTAAGAGGTACACTTCCACGGGAGATGCAGTCCATTTCATGGGAACAACTGCGCACATTATTTCCTAATTCCCTAAAGCAAGACAAAGACTTTGTATCCCAAACTGAAGGTATCTGGAGAGCAGTCGATAGTGGAACTCTTTCCTCTATTGGTGCCAGAGAGGCAATTATTAAACTGGCCCAAAGCAAAGGTGCTGGCGGTGTGCCTGCTTGGAAAAATTACCAAGGTCCACGGCGAGATATAGGCACTTACGCTACAACTGCAGGCCGCGCAGCCGGTGCTGGTACGCTTTTACTAGGCTCCGCTGGATTGGCTACTGCACAAGAAGAAGGCTTCGCCTCAGAACCGGAGGATCAATAATGGCACTAGGCGGTTTGGCAACAACTAACAAGGGCATCACAACGCCGGAAGGATTAACTATGGCTAAGAAGAAATTCCAACTGGACGATAAAGATGCCGATACAAACGGTGACGGCGAACTGAGTACCCGTGAGAAGGAAATCGGCAAGGCAGTCCAGCGCAATGTAGACACCGAAATTACAGACGATGATAAGGTTCAGATGTCCCACGGTGGTATGGCTACGATGGGTGACTCTTGCGGATGCGGGGTCATGTCAGACGAAGAATGCATGTGCGGTATTGGCGGTGGCCTCATGGGCTTTGACGGCATATCAGGCAACCCCATCCCAGTAGGCTCCAACGCAGAAAATGTACGAGATGACATAGACGCCAAGCTGTCTACTGATGAGTACGTGCTTCCAGCGCATGTAGTGAAATGGCACGGCCTCAAGCACATTCAGATGATGCAATCAGAAGCGGAGATGGGTCTGATGTCCATGCAGATGGATGGCCTTATTCAGCATGTCGAAGAGAAATCCGATAGCAAAGGCTCTGAGGACGCCAAAGTTTCGTCCGAGAGTAATTCCAAACAAAAAGGTGCCGAAGCGGAAGCCGAAGCATCCGAAGAAATTTATTCCCCAGAAGGAGTAGATGTCGAAGTCGCTACCGTAGAGGTGGACGATAAACTTGATGACGAGGACGATACTAAGGAGTTGAAGCCGAAGACATCTAAACTGCCCAGTATGCGGATGGGTAACACCTTCGCATTTAGGGTTTAACTTGGATACCCAGCGAGGCTGGACCCATATGAGGTACTAATGAGTAAGTATAAACGCGCAGAAAATGAAGATAATCAAATGTCATATTCAGAAGAAATGGCACAAGTTTCGGCTGGCCCTCAGTTAGATGCTGAAGAGGAAAGCTATAAGAAGCGTTATCAAGACATCCAGAGACACATTCAGACTGTTCGTAATCAGGCAGATGAAAAAGTTCAGCAGATGCAGAGCCAACTAGACCATGCTACTAGAAAGCAGATTAGGTTTCCTAAGACTGATGAAGAAGTAGAGGCTTGGTCTAGTAAGTACCCTGACGTAGCAAAGATCGTGGATACCATTGCCAGAAAACGGGCTAATGAAGTCTTGGCTGAAGGCGAGAGGCGTCTGGAAAAAGTCGAGCAGTTTGAACGTAAAGTAAAGAAGCAGGGCGCAGAGCAAGAGTTGATGCAGATACATCCTGACTTTGCACAAATACGGCAGGATAAGAACTTTCATGAATGGGTGGCCTTACAGCCACAGGCTCTTCAAGACAGCGTGTATAAAAATAATACAGACGCGACTTGGGCAGCTAGAACTATCGATCTGTATAAAGCCGATAGTGGGAACAAGAGCAATTCCCGTACAGCCGCGCAATCAGTAGGCCGTACTTCCAAATCTTCACCTGCAACATCTGACCGGATGTCCTTTTCAGAAAGCATGGTCAACAAGATGTCTTCTAATGAGTTTGCTGCTAACGAAGCGGCTATCACTGAAGCAATCAAAACTGGGAAGTTTTCTTACGACATGTCCGGTGGTGCAAGATAATCTAAAATACTTTCATATAGCTACTTGACTAAAATGACACTTAGCTATAGCCTACGGCTGCGCCCTTGGGGGTGCAGTATATAGTAATTAACTATTGCAGTACTTATCTCAATATGGTATAATGCTTGTATTGAGATAATATAGCGCAGGACACTTCTAAGCAGACTAAGGCTTATAGAAGTATACCCCGCGCTAATCCTCCAGATAATAAAAAACCTATGTCTACCAGATAGATGAGTACCATATTCGTATGATACCCTCATTCTAACTGCCACTTTTGTTTTAATTGTCTGATCTAGCTGTCTTTGCGTCTTACTATTGCGAATGATTATCATTCACAAAGTTATTAATGACCAAAGATTTTTTTTAAGCCATTTCATTCAGGAGAAATAATAATGGCATTCCAATCCGCAACCGGACATGGCAACCTGCCCAATGGCGCGTTCAGTTCCGTAATTTATAGCAAAAAAACCCAGCTTGCGTTTAGAAAGGCCACTGTAGTAGGTGACATTTCTAACACTGATTATTTTGGGGAGATCAATGCCCAAGGTGATACAGTGCGTATCGTTAAAGAACCTGAGATTTCAGTCTCGTCGTATGCCCGTGGCACCACGATTCAGCCACAAGATTTGGACGATGAGGACTTCTCTCTGGTTGTAAATAAGGCTAACTATTTCGCCTTTAAGATGGATGATATCGAAAGCGCACACTCGCATATTAATTTCATGGATTTGGCTACGGATCGTGCAGCTTATCGTTTGGCTGACCAGTTTGACCAAGACGTTCTTGGTTATCTCTGTGGCTTCAAGCAGTCTGCTCTTCATGGTGTAGCAGATACAGCAAATACCACAGCCCGTGGTGATAAGGCTGTTGCAACTGCTGGCTCTGATGAGTTGCTCACCAGCATGAAACTTCGGAAAGATAGCTTCGGTAACATTACTACAAGTTCCGCTGGCGATCATGCTATTCCACTGGCAGCACGTTTGCCCGGTGCCACTGCACTGCCAACAGCTACAGCATCACCAGCAATGGTAGTTGCTCGTATGAAACGTCTGATGGATCAGCAGCAAGTTGATAGCCAGAATAGATGGCTCTGTGTTGATCCGGTGTTCATGGAACTCCTCGCAGACGAGGATTCACGATTCATGAATGCAGACTACGGCGAGTCTGGTGGACTCCGTAACGGACTGACCTTGAAGAACTTCCACGGCTTCCGTGTATATACTTCAAGTAATCTTCCAGCGGTAGGAACGGGTTCCGGTACAACTGGTACTTCCAACCAAAATACCAACTACGGCATTATCGTAGCGGGTCATAACTCGGCGGTTGCTACTGCAGAAACCATTTCGAAAACAGAGACTTACCGTGATCCAGACTCATTTTCGGACATCGTGCGCGGGATGCAAGTCTACGGTTCGAAGATTCTTCGTCCCGAAGCACTCGTAACCGCCAAATACAACGCAGCATAGAAAGGGGAACTGAAACATGGCTAATCTAGCAACAGCAGATCACGCTGCTCAAGGCAACCATGTACGGGGTCGTTCTCCGTATATGGTTCAGAATACCATCGACATTGCAGAAGCAATTGTCCTGAAGGGCAGCGACTTTGCTGCCAACGATACTATGGAAGTACTTAATATTCCCGCTGGGACTGTTATCCTTTCCGCTGGTATCGAAATTCTAACTCAGCTTGATGGTACTTGTACCTTAGACATGGGCTTTACCGGAGCGTCACCCGCTGCCGTTGATGTCTTTGTCGATGGTTTAGATTGTGTCGGTGGCGCAGTAGGCGCATATGGCACTACTCCAGCAACTGAGGCTGCTCAAGTGCAAGTCATCAGTGCTGCAGACACTATCGATGTCAAATTTGCAACAGAGACAGATGTCACTGGCGGCAAACTCCGTTTCTGGGCTGTCCTCATGGATGTCTCCGACATGGGCCACGACATGATTGCTGCCACAGCAGACCGCGACTACCTAGCATAAACACTTTGGGGCCGGTTAATTACTGGCCCCATTACTTAATTTAAGGTGGTACAATGTTCACAACTTATCTTGATTTGTGCAATCAGGTTCTTCGTCGGTTGAACGAAGTAGAGATTGTAGAGGCAGATTTTGCCTCAGTTCGGGGTATCCATGCTTTAGTAAAAGACGCAGTCAAATCCTCTGTGGCAAGATTAAATCAAAGGGAATTTGAATGGCCTTTTAACGCGGCGAGTCATACGCAAAATCTTACAGCAGGAACTTCTGAATATGCTTGGCCCAATTTTTTTAAGACGGTAGATTGGAACAGCTTTCAAATCCAAGAGAGTTCCAGTTTAGGTGTAAGTTATAAATCGTTAAAATTTATTGATCGGGACGTTTGGTACACATCATATCGTGATATCGATTATGCGTCTGGAAGTTCTGGACGAGGCATTCCCGATTTTGTATTTCCCTCTCATGGTTCTGGTTTTGGTCTTAGCCCATCTCCAAATGCTGCATACTCTGTTAATTTCAAATATTACCTGAACTTCACTGATATAACTGCAGCCACAGACACGACAAGAATACCAGAGGGCTTCGAATACGTTTTAGTCGATGGCGCAGTCTATCACATGTACATATTCAAGGATAATACTGAGGCTGCTCAAGCGGCGTATGCTACCTTTGACGAAGGCATAAAAAACCTACAAACCATATACATTAATTCATTTTCTGGTATTACCGACACTCGGTTGAAATTTTAATGCCGGACAATATTCAATCATTCAAATTGATAAGCAGCGGCGGTCTTAACGCCAACGAAAACCATTTATCCCTCTCAGAGGATAGTGCGGGGTCTGCTACTAGACTGATTAATTATGAGCCATCTCTATTTGGTGGTTATCGCAGAATAGACGGATACTCTAAATATGCTGCAGATTATGGCGAGGTCACAGTAGCTGGCTCCACTACAGGTCAGGGTGAAGTTCTTGGCATAGCGATATTTAAAAATGACGTAACAGGCGGTAACACCGTCATCGCCGCCAGACAGGATGCTGGTGCTACTAATTATTCATTTTATTACTTCACTGCCAACATAGGCTGGCGAAAATTTACTCTAGACCACAGCGTCACTAGACCCATGACTGCTAATTCTCTGACAGTTAAAAAGTTACGTCATGTTCAGTTTAATTTTGGCAGTGGAAATACAATTATTTTTGTGGATGGCGTGAACCCAGCGATTGCTTTTAACGGAACGAATTGGAAAGAAATCAAGTCATCTCACTCTGGCGGGTATCACGCTGACAATAATACGGCTGGGGGTAATCAAGCCTTAAATGCCCCTTCACTAGTAGATGTATTTGAAAATCATATTTTCTTCTCAGGACATGCAGCATCTGGTTCTACAATAGCTCACTCCGCACCAAACGATGGCTATAATTGGACCTCTGCAGCGGGTGGTGGGCAAATAGCTGGCGGCTTTGAAGTTGTCCAAATTAAACCCTTTAGAGACAATCTGTTTGTGTTTGGCAGTAACACTATCAAGAAGATTACAGTTAATTCTTCTGGGGATTTTGTTTTAGAAAATGTCACCACCAATGTGGGCTGCGTTGCTGCTGATAGTGTTTTAGAGATTGGTGGTGACTTAGTATTTTTAAGCCCATCAGGACTGCGTCCGGTTGCTGGAACTTCCAGAATCGGAGATGTAGAATTAAGCCCGATATCCACGACAATCCAATCTACACTAGTAGATACAATTGCCAATTATGATATGACTGACTTAGATGGAGTGGTTATTCGATCTAAAAATCAATTTAGATATTTTATAGGGGATGATGCAGACGCAGCATCATCGGCTGACGCTGTGGGGTTTCTAGGATCATTAACTGAGAACAGTGGCTCTTTAAAATGGGAATTTGGAGAGACTCTGGGTATCCGTACCTCCTGTTGTACAAGCGATTACATTGGCACTACTGAGGTTATCCTGCATGGTGATTTTGATGGTAACGTGTATCAGCAGGAGTCTAGCACCAGCTTCAACGGGTCAGACATTGTAGCCGTCTACGCCACTCCATATCTTGATTTTGGCGAAACAGAAGTACGCAAAGTACTGCGCAAGATTAACACGTTTGTACGGGCTGAAGGCCCAATAGAAATGCTGTTATCAGTTACGTACGATTGGGGTGATCCTAACTCTGTGTCTCCAACAACATACACTCAGACTTTATCGGGTGCGCCCACGGTCTATAGTGGTCGGGGCATAACGTACGGGGCCACAAACGTAATCTATGGTGGCCCATCTAAACCAATTATTACATCAGATATTCAAGGATCAGGCTATTCCGCTCAAGCCACATTTGTGACGGTGGGACAATTATCTAGTTACACCATTCAAGGCATGGTCTTTGAGTTTAGTTCTGCAGGGAGAAGATAATGGCAGGTTATACACGGCAATCGGCGGCATCTATAACGTCTGGGGCTGTTATCACGGCCTCACCACTAAATGCTGAGTACAACCAACTGTTAGCGGCTTTTGTGAACACCAGCGGCCACAAACACGATGGAACGGCTGCTGAAGGCCCAGTGATAGGCCTGATTGGCGATCCCGGTGTTGCCACACCATTAAACAAAGTTGTGGTTGATAATACGAACAATCGTGTTGGGGTCTTTGTAGACGCTGGTGGTGCTGGTTCGACTGTCGAGCAAGTCCGATTTCAGGATGGTGCTATTGTCCCTGTCACCGACAGCGACATCGATCTGGGAACCTCATCAGTAGAATTTAAAGACCTGTTCCTCGACGGAACAGCCCACGTTGATACGCTAGATGTCGATGCCAATGCGACTGTAGCAGGTACTCTAGATGTCACTGGTGCTGTCACGATTGCTGGGAATACCACTATAGGCAACGCATCCTCTGACACGGTCACCGTGACCGCTGATGTGGCCTCGCCCCTTATTCCCTCTGCTGACGCAACTTATGATCTCGGAGCGTCTGGCTCAGAGTGGCGCAATGTTTATGTCGATGGGACGGCATATGTTGATACTCTGGAAGTGCATGAGAACTCGACACTTACAGGCGCACTAACCGTAGCTGGCGTGACTGCCCTAAACGGCGGTCTGACGATGGACAGTAATAAGTTCACCGTTGCTAATACCAGCGGTAATACTGCAATTGCGGGAACGCTTGCAGTAACTGGAACATCTGCTCTGACAGGCAATGTCACGGCAGGAGGTACTCTAGGCGTAACTGGCAATGCAACTGTAGGTGGCACATTTGCAGCTACTGGAGCCGTAACTGCAGACGCTGGCATCTCAGTGGATAATATCACAATCGATGGTACTGAGATCGATCTGTCGAGTGGTGATCTGACAGTAGATGTTGCTGGGGATATCATCCTAGACGCTGATGGCGGTGATGTCTTAATTAAGGACGGCGGCACTCAATATGCTGCTCTAACTAATACCAGCGGTAATTTGATTGTTAAGTCAGGATCAACTACCGCTGCCACCTTTAGTGGCGCAAATGTAGACTTTGCTGGCACAGTCGATGTCACTGGCGCAGGGACGTTTGATAGCACCGTTGCTGTTGCTGGCGTTCTGTCTCCTGCCACTCATGTGGACATGCCTGATAGTGCCAACATAAAGTTAGGCACCGGCGATGATCTGGAACTTTATCACGATGGATCGAACAGCTACATTAAGAATAGCACTGGTGCTTTAAAAGTAGCCACAGAAGACAGTGGTATAGCGGTCACAATCGGTCACACAACATCTGAAGTCACTGTTGGAGATAACCTCACAGTGACAGGGAACCTTACAGTTGGCGGCACTCAAACTGTTGTTGATACCGTGACCATGAATGCTGCCAATGCTATTGTCTTTGAAGGTGCCACGGCCGACGATCATGAGACTACGCTTACCATTGTTGATCCCACAGCAGACCGCACAATTAATTTACCTAATCAAAGCGGCACAGTTCCAGTATTAGCAGCGGCATCTAATGATCAGGTCACGGCAACTCCTGCAGAGTTGTCGATACTGGATGGTGATAAATCGGCTGTAAGCACAACTCTTGCAGACGCTGACCGTGTGGTCGTAAACGACAACGGCACGATGAAACAGGTCGCATTAAGCGACCTAGAGACGTATATGGAGACCTCTCTCGACACTCTGGCAAATGTGACCACTGTTGGTGCTTTAAACAGCGGCTCAATCACGTCAGGCTTCGGCGCAATTGATAATGGATCGTCTGCTATTACGACCACTGGAACTATTAACTTTGGCAGTCTTGCAGACGGTACTATTACCATCACGGGTTTTGTTGATGAAGATAATATGGCGTCTAATTCTGCTACGCTCATCCCAACGCAGCAATCTGTAGAAGCCCGTATCCAAGCGGTAAATGGTTCAGCTAATAACGTCAGTGGTCTTACAGCATCAGGTTCAGAATTAAACATTTTGGACGGGGCCAGCCTGACGACTGCCGAATTAAATATTCTAGACGGCTCAGAGACTACACAAGCTACAGTCACGCTAGTAGGCACAGATGGTGTGGTTATCTCAGATGCTGACGTGATGAAGCAGGCACTTGTATCAGACTTTGATACATATGTCAGCGGCACAACAAAGACCTTGACCAATAAAACGCTGACTACACCGGTACTGACCACACCAATCGCCAACAATGGTATCCAGCTTAAAAACGGAGCGACTTCGGCGGGGTTTCTGCAGTTTTTTGAAGACAGCGATAATGGCACCAACAAAGTCACACTAATCGGTCCAGCAAGCACTGCTGATGTGACCATCACTCTCCCAGCAACTGCTGGCACACTTATAACGTCTGCAGCAGCAATAGACGAGGCTACAGCGTTAGCCATAGCATTAGGATAATAGAAAAATGGCTAATACATTTGAAACAATTACAAGAGACGTAGCACCAGCAAGTGCTGGCACCCCTGAAACTTTATACACGGTACAGAGTAGCACTAGGATCATCATTCTTGGACTGACCCTAGCTAACGTACACACCTCACAAGTCACAGCATCTGTAACACTTGTAAGTACAACTACTCAGACCTCTCAGACACAAAACACTACAGCACACCTAATTAAAGATGCTGCGATACCAGTAGGCTCAACTCTAGCTGTACTTGATGGTAAGGTCGTAGCTAACGCTGGTGACATCATCAAAGTTGATTGTTCTGTGGCTGATAAAGTTTCAGTAATTATGTCTTACATGGAGATTGATAGCTGATGGCTGGTTACATTGGGAATAAAGCGGTCAACCTTAGTACCTCTGGTGCTGATATTAGTGGCACAGCTAACCTAGACATTGTGGACATTGATGGTGCAGTAAACATGGCAACGACTGCCCTAGTAACAGGTGTCCTGACCACCACGGCTGCGCCTGTGTTTAACGGTGGTTTTACTGCAAACGATGGATCAACCATTACAACTGCTGATAACACTACGCAGCTTACACTTATTTCTACAGATGCAGATGCTAATAAAGGACCAGCCTTAGATTTATATCGTAACTCAGGTAGTCCCGCTGCTGGTGACGATACAGGTAGAATTAACTTTCAAGGCGAAAATGATGCAGACGAAGCAGTTACCTATACACAAATTTTTACAGAGATAGTAGCAGTAGGAGATGGTGTAGAGAGTGGCAGATATAAAGTAGGCGCAATGTTAGCAGGAGATTTTGCCAGTCGTATGGATATGACAGCATCTGAAACCGTTTTTAATGATGACAGCAAAGACCTAGACTTCCGTGTTGAGTCAAATGGCAATCCTAACATGTTGTTTGTTGATGGTGGTAATAATAGAGTTGGTGTGGGAACAAACCTCCCGACAGATACTTTAAATGTTCAAGCTGCTGCCGCTGGTACAGCAATTACTCTTGTTGAAAGTTCTGATAGCGGAAGCAACCCAGCCGCATTTATCGGATATCGTTCACGAGGAACTGATCTATCTGGTCATACTGCAATACAAGCCGATAATACCCTGACACAATTTTCCGCAGGGGCGCACGATGGTAGTGCTTTTGCTGTAGGAAGTAAGATTCTTTCTACAGCAAGCCAGACATGGACAACTAGCGCACATGGCACTCGTCTTGGTATTTTTACAACTCCTGATGGTACTACCACACCAGTAGAACGTTGCCGCATCGACGCGCCAGGCAATTTTCTGTTGGGGAGGACTTCTTCATCAGGGTCTAGGTTTCAAGCAACCGCTGCAACGGAAGTTGCTGTTTTTCAAAACACTAGCGGGACAGGTAATGTTAGATTTCACAATAGTGGCGGGTCAACTATTGGCTATATTCAGTGGAGTGGCTCTTCAACATCCTACAACACATCCTCAGACTATCGCCTAAAGACTGACGCACAGCCGATGACAAGCGCAACAGACCGGGTGCTTGCACTAAACCCAGTTAACTTTGAGTGGATCGCTGATGGCACTAGGGTTGATGGTTTCCTTGCACATGAAGCGCAGGCTGTAGTTCCTGAGTGTGTCACTGGCACCAAAGACGCAATGCGTGACGAAGAGTACGAAGTCACTCCAGCAGTCCTAGACGTAGGTGGCAACGAGACTAAACCCGCTGTCATGGGTACTCGTTCAGTCCCTGACATGCAGGGGATAGACCAGAGCAAGATGGTCCCATTGCTTGTGGCTGCACTGCAGGAAGCATTAGCACGAATTACGGCATTGGAGGAAGTATAACATGGCTGGATATTTAGGCGCTATACCTGTACCGCAAGCTACACAACACAGGGAGAGCTTCACAGCTACTTCAGGTCAGACTACGTTTAACACTGCTGGTTACACGGTAGGATTTCTGGATGTCTATCTCAATGGTTCACACCTAAGCCCTGCTGATTTTACTGCCACAAATGGGTCAGACGTGGTGCTTGCTAGTGGTGCTAGTACTGGGGATGTCTGTGATATTATTAGCTATACTGCATTTGAAGTAGCTGACCAAACGTTTACTGGTACTACTACTCTTACTGGCGACTTGCTACTTGGCGACAACGACAAGGCCATCTTTGGTGCTGGCAGTGATTTGCAGATTTACCATGATGGGTCAAATAGTTATATTGATGACGCTGGCACTGGTGTTGTTGCTTTGCGTGGCAGCACTGTTCAGATTGGAAAATACACTGGCGAGTTGATGGCTCAATTTGTGTCTGATGGCGCAGTTCAACTAAGATATGACAACAGCACAAAACTCGCCACCACCAGCACAGGTATTGACGTAACTGGCGCAATTACGGCTGATGGGCTGACTGTTCAAAACGTAAACGACAGTACAACAAACACTGCCGAGTTCCGCAACGATAACGGCAATCGTACTTTTAGATTTGCCCAAAACACTTCAGGTGACGCAGATTTATTGCTAGAGAAAAACGATGGCACTGATGCGGTTCTAATCAGCACACACAGTGACAGCTACTTTAACGGTGGTAATGTTGGCATTGGAACAAGTTCGCCTTCTTCCTTATTGCATTTAGAAGATGACACTCCAATTATTACCTTGCGTGATACAAGTGCATATTCTGCTGGCACTGGGCCATATATTCGGTTTCAGGGCAACGATAGTGGCTCAACTGCTAGAACTTTTGGTGAAATCTACGGCCTATCAAATGGTTCCAACTCTGGTGATCTTGCTTTTTACACAAGAGATAGTGGCTCAACAGCAGAACGTATGCGGCTCGACTCGTCAGGCAGGTTGCTTGTGGGTAAGACGAGTGG